GTGGTGGAAGTTGTGGAGCAGGTGGAGCAGGCACACCAGGATGTGGTGGTGGAGCTGGTGGAGCAGGTTTAAATATTGCACCTTTGTATCCATGCGCACCTATTACATCAGTCGGTGGTGGCGGTGGAGGTGGATATTATAATCCTAGTGTACCAAGTGGTTTAGGAGCAAATGCTAATCCAGTTGGTGGAGGTGGAGATGCAGGATCATCACCAGGTAATGCCCCTAATAATGGAGAAAATGGTACAACAAATTCAGGTGGTGGCGGTGGAGGAGGTTCTTCTGCCGGAGGCCCAACCCCAACATCAGGAGATGGAGGTTCAGGTGGTTCAGGAACCGTAGTAATAAAAGAACCTAAAGTAGTAATCGCACCAGGTGTTTGGCAAATGAATACTGTATATGAATATGTAAAAGATGGGAATTGGACTAATCAATAACAGGGACATTGACACTATAAACAAATTATAATATACATAAATTTTAAGGAGCATAAATATGGCACATTTCGCAGAATTAGATGGTAGTAACGTAGTAACAAGAGTGGTTGTTGTTGGCAACGATGTTGAAACAGCAGCAGGACCTTTAGGAACAAATGACATGCATGTTGATGGCGAAACATGGTGTGTTAATTTTTTCAAAGGTGGCAACTGGAAACAGACTTCTTATAATGACAATTTTAGAAAACAATACGCAGGCAAAGGTTATACTTTTGACGCTGCAAAAGACAAATTTATTTCACCCCAACCACATGATTCATGGGCATTAGATGGAAATGATGACTGGCAAGCGCCAGTTACTTTTCCAACAATTACCACTTATAATGAAGGAGAAAATATGTATCATATTTCTTGGGATGAAGCAGGACAAAAATGGACTGCGACTGATGATTCAGATCCAGTCAATAATTTCAATTGGGATACATCAGCTTTAGCTTGGGTATCCACATAAGGAGACTCATATGGCTAGCCCTACAAATGGCGGTATAATCGGACCAACTAATAACGCTTCATTCGGTAAAAATAAACTCACATCAATCACAGCAAGTGGACCTACAAGTCCTGCTTTACCCGCAACTCAACCTGGAACAAGAACAATTAATGCATTAGTAGCTGCAGGTGGTGCGGGAGGAGGAGCTGATGGTGCGGGAGGAGGCGGTGCTGGTGGAGTCAGAAATTTAACAGATATTCCGGTTTGTGGTGCAGCTGCTTTAGGAGCAGCTGTAGTTGGCGCTGGAGGAGCTACACAACCAGCTAGTGGCACTGTTACTGGTAATGATGGAACAAATTCAAGTTTAATAATCGGATGTACAACCTACACTTTAACAGGTGGTGGAGGTGGTGGAAGAGCTTCAAGTGGTAGAGCTGGAGGATCTGGAGGTGGAGGTGGAGGACCCGTAAACACTGGAGGATCTGGAACAGCTTGTGAAGGAAATGACGGAGGAGATTTCACGGCTCCTTCTCCAGCTGACACAGGAGCTGGTGGTGGTGGTAAAGGTGCCGTAGGTGGAAATACTGATACACCTGTAACGGGTGGAGCTGGTGGAGCAGGAACTTGTTATTCTGGATGTTATCCAGGAGCGCCCGTAACTTACGTTGGTGGCGGAGGTGGTGGTGGAACCGCAGGTGGTGGAGCTGGTGGAGCTGGTGGAGCTGGTGGTGGAGCTGCTGGCGGAGGACCAGGTAGTCCACAAGCATCAGGATTCGCTGGGACAGTAAACACTGGTGGAGCAGGTGGTGGCGCAGGAGCAGGTGGTCCCGGATCACTTGGAGGAGCCGGTGGATCAGGAATCGTTCTCATAAAAGAATTAAACAAAGCAAGTGGTGTGTGGTCAATGCAATCACAATATGAAGCACAACTAGATGGCAGCTGGCCCGATGGAACAACAGTTAATCCAGTAGTAATGGATTATTTAATGGTAGCCGGTGGCGCAGGTGGAGCTTCTCCCGGTGGTGGTGGCGGAGCTGGAGGACTACTTTATTCTTTTTGTAATGCATGCGCATCCGGAATTAATTTTTGTACAGGAGTATATGATATTACAATTGGAGGTGGAGGTGTTGGTGGTAACTGTAAAACGGCAGGTGGTGATACTACAATAATAAATCAACCTGGAGCAAGTACAATTTCTAAAACAGCAAGTGGTGGTGGAGTTAGTAATACTGCTGGTGGATCAGGAGGTGGAGCTAGTCACCTGGGATCTGCAACAGCAGGTAATACCCCTCCTGTCTCTGTAGCTTGTGGAGGACCACAAGGAAGTGCTGGTGGTGGACCTTCTGGTTATGCATCATCGGGAGGTGGTGGTAGAGGTGGAGCAGGTGTTGCTTCTTCAGGACCAGGTGGACCCGGAGGTGCTGGTGGTGTCGGTATACCTTTATCAATTTCAGGTTCAGCTTTATCTTACGCTGGTGGTGGCGGAGGTGCAGCATATAATCCAGGAGCCCAGGGAGGAGGATCTCCTTGCGGAACTGGTGGACCTGCTGTACCAGGGACTGGACCTACTCCAGCGTCACCTGGTGCTTATGATGGAACTATAAACCGAGGTGGTGGAGGTGGATCTAACGGTGAAACCGCATCTACAGCAGGCCAAGGTGGATCAGGTGTAGTTCTTTTGAGATATCCTGCAGGTTCAGCACCTCAAGTAACAGTAGGACCTCCGTCTAATACTACGGCATGTACTCCAGGAAGTACAAAAACAACTACTTTTACTGTTAACGGAACTGTAACAATCGCGTAATTGATCTAGCCTAGATATTTACTTTAATATTTATTTAATATATAAATGTCTTATAAAGACATATGAATCTCTTTAATTCTTATTGGTATTTTCAGAAGGCTGTTCCAGCTAGAATCTGTGATGATATTGTTCGTTATGGAAAACAATTACAAAATCAAATGGCCGTTACTGGTGGTTATGGAGATCCTAAAAAATTAAATTCAAAACAACTTAAAGATTTAAAAAAGAAAAGAGATTCCGATATTGTCTGGTTAAGTGATAGGTGGATTTATAAAGAGATTCAACCTTATATACATCAAGCTAATGCTGATGCAGGATGGAATTTTCAATGGGATTATTCAGAAAATTGCCAGTTCACTAAATATAATAGAGGCCAATACTATGACTGGCACTGTGATAGTTGGGATAAACCTTATCTAAGAAAAGAAGGAGATCCTTCAAATGGAAAAATTAGAAAATTATCAGTAACTCTTTCCTTATCTGAAGGAGGAGTAGATTATAAAGGGGGAGAATTAGAATTTGATTTTAGAAATTTAGATCCAGATAAAAAACCCAATATTAGAAAATGTAAAGAAATATCATCTAAAGGTTCATTAGTAATATTTCCATCATTTGTATGGCATAGAGTTTGCCCGATCAAGAGAGGATCAAGATATAGTTTAGTATTATGGAACTTGGGATGGCCATTCAAGTAAAAGATAATTTTTTACCCCAACAAGAATTTAATAAAATTAAAGAAATTGTAATGGGTGATAATTTTCCATGGTATTATAATGATTTCATTTCAACTCCCGTAGACCCTTCCTCTTACGCTTACCTTACTCATACTTTTTATAGAGAACCCGCAGAAATAAGTGATTGGTTTTATTTACTTGAAGATTTTTTAAAGCTTGTTGGATGTAATAGTATTATCAGGATCAAAGCTAATTTACACCTTGGTCAAAAAAGAAAACGGATTAATGAATATCACACGGATTATAAATTTAAACATAAGGGGTGTTTGTTGTATTTAAATGATAACGATGGGGCTACTTATTTTGAAAAAAAGGCTATTATTCCAAAAGAAAATAGGGTGGTTTTTTTTGATCCTAGCAAAAAGCATGCAAGTAGTGTATGTACCACTACAAAAAGAAGAATTAATATAAACTTTAATTATTTCTAATGATCATGATTATTGAAAAAGTAGTAAATAAAAAAGAAAGTAAAGACCTTATTAAGTTATTTAATAAAAATAAGAATAAAGCCGCTAAGTTTCCTTCTAATTGGATGGATATCAATTCGCCGTCTGCTTATCCTATATATGATACCAAACTAAAAGATTCTTTTTTAACTAAGATATTAAAAAGAATAGAAAAAATAGTTCAAACTTATTATGGAAAGAATATTGCCCTGGAAAAAAGTGAACTTAAAAAACATGTACAGGGGGCTTATCATGTTATGCATTACGATAGAAAATATAGAACAAGTTCATTAGGACTTACTTCAGTTTTATATCTAAATGAAGGTTTTGTAGAAGGTCATACTTATTTTGCAGATGGAACTAGAGTAGTACCACACATAGGGCGTATGATAATATACGATGGTTTAAAATATGAACATGGAGTCTCAGAAATAAGAGGAGATAGTAGATATACTATTCCGTGTTGGTATAGAAAAAAAGGTAAAAATGAAAAAGAAAACTAAAAAGGATTTTCCAACACAATTAACTAGAGAAGATTACTTTCAATGTCCGGTATGGTTTGCCGATGTTCCTGAATTTGTTAATGATTTAAACAAGGCTTCAGATAAATATATTGAAGCAGCAAAGAAAAATATAAAAAAAGAAATAGATAAAAGAAATAAAAAGTTCGGGAATAAAGGAGACATGGGTCATGTTTTTCATTCAACTCCTTTAGTTGGAGACCCTAATTTTTTACAATTACAAAATTATATAGGTGCCACAGCCCATAATCTATTAATTGAAATGGGTTTTAGTTTAGATAACCATCAAATGTTTATCACAGAAATGTGGGTACAAGAATTTTCTAAAAGAGGTGCAGGTCAACATAGTTTACATACCCATTGGAATGGTCATATGTCAGGATTTTATTTTTTAAAAGCTAGTGAAAAAACATCTAGACCAATATTTGAAGACCCAAGAGCTGGAAACCTGATGAATCTTTTGCCTCAAAAAGATATGGCTAAAATAACTTATGCTAGTCATCAAGTTCATTATGGGGTAAAACCTGGACGGATGATATTCTTTCCATCGTATCTACCGCATATGTATACCGCGGATATGGGTTATGAACCCTTTAGATTTATACATTGGAACTGTCAAGCGATACCGAAAGGAGTATTAAATGTTAAGCATTGATTATAATAATGCTATTCACCCTAAATGTGGAAAAGAAGTTCAAACCTATAAAGATATTATTGTTACTCCTTTTTATACAGAAAAATTTTGTGATGAATTAGTCGAGATGGCCAAGTTTTATGATAAAAAATTTTCTCCTTATATTTATTATATTTTAGATCGTAGCTCTAAAAAGAGTGATGCTTCTCCTTGGGACACTTTATTGTTTAGCCGTATTAGTCATATTCTTTTTGAAAACTTTTGTGAGCACTATAAAAAATATATTTGTCCTATATTAGAAAAAGATTTTTTTCCTGAAACTATACCGGGATGGTTTTCCCCAATGATTATTAAATATTCTAAGAGAGGACAAAAGGTTAAGCTTCATAATGATATTAGTCTTTTTACTTTAAATGTTAAACTCAATACAAACTATAAAGGATGCCATGTTGAATTT